ATGGTAAAGACGCTTGTAAGCGTTTTGTGGTCTGGGCCACGAGCGACGCCGCCCCCTTTCGGGGACGGCGCAGCTCGCGACGATCAGTAGTCTGAGAGCCAACTAAAAGGCTCAAAGACAACCCGATCAACTAGCTTAACCCGCTTCGCCTCATCGGTAACGAGGAAGTTTCCTCCCTCACCCGAACAAGAACGAAGACTGTGCATGAGCCGACGTAGTAGCCACTCCCGTGCTGGGAGTTGCCGTACGGTTCCTACTAACGACGCGTAATGCGTTCCAGCAGCGCGAGGGCCATCCTGCAGCCACCCATTGAACTCGACATCACTGTCGGGCCCAACAGGCGGCATATCGTAGAACGTGTCTCCTATAAGGAAACCGTCCAACTTAGCAGGGTAGTCCCCCAACTGCCGGTAGCACCAGGCGCGTATTCGGTTACGTGTACCGATACCGTCCATCACACTCTTCGGGGTCCCCTTGATGAAGACAGGTCTGATGTCAGACCCATCAAGAGCATCAACACCACACGATTCGCGTACCCGAGCTTTTCCGGAGAAACTCTTTTCAGAGTTTACCTGAAAGCCCGAGTATCGCAAATACGCGCAGCAATGCGTGTAGAGATAATCGGGTCCGATAATATCGTCACCAAAGGTGAAGAATTTATCTCGACGATCACCATAAACACGCTGGATTCCCTTGCAGATAGCAAGGAACAATAACGATTCCAGCTCAAACGTAAACCCATTGCCCATAGACGAGAACTTCCTATACAGGAAGGCCTCGCCCGACGGTAGGACCCCCCATGGGGACCGCAATGAGTCTAGCAATCGAAACCAGTCCGGAGGTAACAGTGCCTTCACGAGATCGTATCCGACAGTGTCGGACGCGTTCGAGAGGTCTATAGTGAAATACTCTTTCGTCCGTGAGGACTCCAGAGCGATTCTCCTATTTACCATGGCTTGACGATCGAGGTCGATCCCAAAACAGCGTAAACGCTGTCTCAAGATTGCCCCAACGCCAAGCTGTAGGTATATGTTTCCGGTCTGTTCTTTTGCGATAGGACGATCCTTGCGACCGTCCTTGGGAACTGTAGTCACCACGTTGTATGGATGGCCTCCGTCAATAGTCACCTCGGAGAAAGCCGTGCGGTCCAAAATGGACCACATCGGTACTTCGAAACGACGACGTAGACTATCCTCCAACGCTGACACCCAACGGGCATCAGTGGTTATACAGCTAGCTAGCTGACCCCGGGCTAACGGCGTCGTCCTATACGGCCAATCGACATACTTAAAATAAGTACTACGATGATCGTACGGGATGGACGCTGTGGACCCTGGGCCATGCCGCGAACTATAGCTAACCGCTTCGTTTGTAGGAGTAGGCCCGAGCACTTGCTCGAGCCACCTCCGCGCGCAAACGTATACTGGATCAGTTAACCATTCCGACCGTAAGGTCGGTATGGCATCATCAACAGCCCTGACTTGCGTCAGGCAAACCAAACGCCGCTCCCGTGAGGGAGCAAGTTCGATTTGATCGGATTTGCGCATAGCGGATACCAGCATATGGATCACCGCAGGATTTCCCTGCATAGGATCCACCCAATGGGCCATACACTGTAGACCCAACTGGGCGTCAAGGGCATAATACTCGGCCGCGTTCTGTCTTCTAAAGACATCGCGCAGCTCCGTATACACCCCCTTACTTAGCTGATCGGAGAAGACTTCGAGCAGCAACCGCAGCAGTTTCCAGCAATAATTGCTTGAGAACCGCTTTAGTTGTCGAACGTCGCCGACTCCTGGATGTACTAGCCGCTTTCCGCGGCCGTACCTTCGATGGGCATTTCGCCCTTTCGATGTCGCATCCATGTTTCAGAGAGGTGTTAGATCTCCTGGACATTGATGAGGTTGATCATGGCGGCCTTGCCCTCCGAAGAGGCCAAGAATCCGACCAGCTCCATGTAGAACGCGAGCTTATCAGCTGCAGAAACCCCAACGGGGAAACTGAAGCTAAGGTCCGCGATCGCAGGAGCCTTTATGTCAAGGCCCGACGCATTCTCGACCACATGGGTCTTCGTGCGTTTAAGGGCCGTCTTTTCGGATCCCAGGTACTCCCCGGAACGCTTTGCGAGCGTCCGGTAGAAGTTCAGGGTGTCCGTCTGGACCGTCGTGTTGTGTGCCGCTGTACGGTAGGTGCTCTTATTGAGCTCCTCCGCAAAGCGGGTTTGCGTTACGGCGACAGCGGCTGTAGAGCCACCGTCGTTATCGTGATCGTATGTGTATGCGATCGTGTTCGGCTGCATGTTATATACCTTTATGGTTTATGACTATTTGCTGATTACGCTCAGACACAAGCGTGCAGGCTAAGGCGGAATGCCTCAGTTGCTGCGTGGCTTAACGGATTGCAAGCCTACGGTACCTCGTTGTGAGGACTGTAAGCAAGCTAGCCGCGTCCGCCAATCTCTTTAAGTTGAGGTTTACCTCAACGTGAGGGATTGGAGACAACGCTGGATTCGCTATCCGCTTACGATACACACAATGCTCGACAACAGACCCCGCATCGGCCCCAACGCTTTCGTACCTGATACTACCACTTATCGTGGTAGCACCGGGTGCCCAGCTATAAGGCCGCGCAAAGGTCAGCGCATGTTCGTAAGAGATCCAGGAACCGAGAGGCTTCAGCCAGAAGCCCCCCTCTAACGCCGCAAGGCGCGTCCCTGTATCTATCAACCAATCGAGCACGAAGCTGAAGGGAATTAATTCCCAAACAGTAGATGCGACTCGGTTTATACCGAATCGATCGAAGGCCGATGAGGCCGCTTCTATATCGATTAGGACCCCTGCACTTACAGTTGATGTCCTACGCCGCTCGATCCTATACTTCATAGGACCGTGCTGCGTATAAGACATCCAGAGTGGATCGTAAGACCACTCAGGGATATTCTCCCACTGAAATGTCTGCTTCTGCACAAACCTAGCTCGGCGGCCACGAGAACGAGAAGCATCGATCCACGACTCAAGGTCGTAGATCGTTGCCATCACTCCGTAGCGATAACCGAGCCATGCCGATGCAGTTGCAGCTAGACGCTTGTCGAGCGTCCGCAGGAACTTCTTGATCAGTGTTTTCCGCTTTAGGGTACCCATGGTGCGCAACGCATCATTAAGTGCTCGAACCCGTGAAGGCCCGAGAGACTCAAGAATGCGACACATACCTAGCGTAGACCGTCCAGCAGCTTTCAGTAGATCAATGGTTTTATCCATCTCTGCGAGCGTGACTAACGCCAAGGCCTCTGAACCTGTTGCCCTCTCCAGGGCGCGGGCTAGGAGTACTTGGCCGGCGGACTCAATCGAAGCATCTGGCAGCCCAAAGGCCGTCAGTTCGGCAGTTCGGGATGATGAATCCATATCTGGAATCATCACCCTTCCATACCGGTGATTCGCTGAGTGTTTTCCGCCAGCATCGCGAGCAGCCCACCTGCCTACAAAGGCACCGCTACTGCTATTCCACCGTGAGGTGTCATAGCCGTAGACGGAATGCCTCCATATCGTAGAACGAAAACTTTCGAGATCGTTCATGATAACTTCCCCGCGGCTCTGACGCACCTTAAAGGACGGAGTGACAATGTCCGTCATGCGTTTAGCCTCTGCTTCTCT